AAAATTGATGAGATAGTGGTTGTCAATGGCGGTGATCCATACAAGAAAAAATACAAACATGTGGACTGGATTCAGCATCACGTCAATGCAGGGCCAGCGAGGAGTAGAAACGATTGCCTCGGATATCTGATCGAACGAGATGTTGACTATTATTGTATCATTGAAGATGATATGATCATAAAATCTCCGGACGTTTTTGATAAATACATTGACGCTCTTGAAACAACCAAGCTCGGATATTTGTGTTTTGTTAGCATGAGTCTGAATTGTGGGGGACCAGGTAACAGAAATCCATCACATGTGGTACAATATTCTAGTGATACTGAAATTTGTTACTATCCTAACATGTGTAACGAGTTTACAATCAAAACAAAAAAGTGCTTGCTCGAGACCGGAAAATACGACACAAGATTTTATAGTATGTGGGATGTTGCTAATGTGTATATGGTATCACAATCCAATCACATGCAAGCGTTTTGGTATTTTCCAGATATTTCAAATTCAGATGAATTGATCATGAACAATCCACAAGCGACAAGTCGCATCAACGAGTCAGGTAAAAGAGACTCACGATTATTAGAAGAGAAAAAATTATTTGCTGAGATTTGTGGTGTTGATGTGAGTTACATACCTAAGCTTGATTCTCAACAATTCATACAACACATCAAGCCATGAAAATAGTCATTGGTACAAACACGTTCGGTAAATATCACAGACAAAATGTCGCTGTTGAATCGTGGCATCATTTACGTGACACGTTCAATTGTGTGTCTTTACATGACGTGCAGTTTCGTAATGAACCTAATACATGTTATGATATAGATCAGATGTGTGTGTTGGAAAGAAGTAGTGATCAATACATCGATGATGGTGTGAAGCGTTTGCCTTTCATCAATGATGCAATTGAAGCTCTATCCACAATTGAGAGCGACTATTTCGTTTATGTTAATAGTGATGTTGTGATCAACACGAATTTGATCAAACACATCATGAAGAAACAACCTAATTCTTTTGCTTGTTCTAGAGTCGATACATATCCTATTAAATCGTTTCAACAAGTGTTAGACAAAAAGATCAAGCAAGCTAGATATGAAATTGCTGGGTTTGATGTGTTTGTGTTCAAGCGGGACTGGTATTTGCAAAATAAAAATTTGTTTGGTGATTATTTGATCGGTCAACCACACTGGGATCAAACATATGCTACAATACTTAAAATATTTGGAGGTGGTGAACCTTTTGGAAACAATTACCCGCCGTTTTGCTTTCATGAGCGTCATGAGATGACCTGGCAGTTAGGCATGAGTTTGGAGAGAGAGTTCAATAGTAACTGTTCCAAGCGACCATTGGATCGTCTGTTGGGTAAAATTTTTCATGATTATCTAGATCGTGTGTTGGTGAAGAGACAGCCATATGGTGCGTTTGTCACTCCTGTTGACAATGAGAGGCAATTGGAAAAAGAGTTTTTCAACCGATATATATAACAATAACAATTTACCATATGAAGATCAAAGCTTATACACTTTTCACACCAACACACAAGCGCTTTCTAGATGATTATTTGTTGAAATCCTTCAAATACAATCCTAATATTGAATTGACAATAATCAGTAAACCACAATTGTGTGACACGGCAGAATTTGGTTCGGATGGATGGCAAAAAACAATGGAATACAAAGCTGACTGTTTCTATGAAAATCTTAAGAGGTGTGATGAAGAGACAGAATTGTTTATGTTTATTGATCCGGATATAGTGATATATCGAGATTTTTATGACGATATAATTGAACGGATTAAAGATCATGATGCTGTGTTTCAGAATGATGGGCCAGGTGGTGTGAATACTGGATTTTTTGTGGTGAGAAACAACAAGAAGACAAGAGGATTTTTCAAAACAGTTAGAGGTAATCTGCAACATTTCCCGGAAGAGCAACAAACAACAAATTATCTGTTACGCAATTTACACAAGTATCCGACAATACAAATAAAATGGTCCATGTTACCAGAAAGTTATTGGACGTACGGTAGTATAGCTGGAATGCCAAACGGAAAAGGTGGATTGATGAGTCATTGGCTTGGTGACACAGAGTTTGATGTGCCGAGGGACATCTACATACATCACGGCAACTGGACGGTACCCAAAGACAACAAATTTAAAATTTTAGATTATGTTCAAAAAAAGATGGAGCATGTGAATGAAGATAATCAAGATTAAAGAATGGTCTTTTGAGCAAAGTAAAGATCCGGTTGCAACAGAGGAGACTGTTTCAAAAAAATTAAACAATATCATCGAAGAATTGTCAGATGATTTTAATTATGTTGAACTACCTATTTGTTGGTTATTAAACAACAAAGGAGTTGAGTTCACACAACAAGTTTTAGATCAGATAGAAGAGCGAATAAAAGACACAAAAATATATGTGTGTCAACACATACTGGTCAATCGATTGAATTTCCATGACAATGTAGTATACACTCCTCATGCCACTAGTAAAGATAATTTTAGAGTCATACCACATTACAATCCTTGTGTAGAGAAACACAATTATATTCCTGTAGAGAATAGAAAATACCATTTCAGTTTCATGGGAAGTTTTCACACACACTCGCTAAGACCACAATTACAGCGCGTGTCTGGAAAAGGTGTTTTGATAGAAAACACCGGGCAATGGCATTTTCAAAAGAAAGATAGAGAACAACAAACCAAGCGTTATGTTGATGTGTTGTGTGACACAAAATTTGCGTTATGTCCTCCTGGTACAGGTCCTAGCACCATACGATTGTATGAAGCGATGGCCGCGGGATGTGTGCCGGTGGTGTTTAATGACGTGAAAATCCCAGAGGTGATGGATCCGTATGTTGTGAGAATAACCACAATTGACGAACTAGTGAATTTAACACAAGGTTGTATTGATATTAATTATATGAAGATACATGAGTTGTACTGGAGGTATCTTTCAAATGATGTTTATTATCAGTTGATTCATAAATAATTTTATGTTTGTGTGCAACGGTAATATTCGCAGTGCTATCAATGCGAGGTTAAAACAAAAAAAGTTAGAACCGAAAAAACAGGTGGTTGACACACCAGAGTTGCCGCTAATTACACTCCAAGCTAGCGACACTATTTTTATTGGTAGTAAACCTCTATCTGGATTGGATTTCAACAATATAATTGACAAATTTCAAAATAATATTAGAACTAATATGGACATACTTTTAGGTAATAACAACGGTACTAAATACGATCAATTATACATGAATTCACATGTTCATTCAAATCTACTTAACAAACGTAATTTTGATGGCTTCATTAAACAATATTCCCAAAAATCTGAAAAGGGTGTTTTGCAAGAGATTTGGAAAGCGTTTGATAAAAATAAGTTTAAAAAAATACATCGACAGAAATGGATAAATAAAAATAAAGCGAATGATGCGTTGAAAAAAATTGGCTGTCCGGTGGTTTTTAATAAGGGTCCTAGGGTGGGGCATGAAGCGATTGTAAGCACAGCTCAAAACACAAAAGACAGACTGTTTGTTTTTGGTTGTACTGTTCATAAGAATAGCGATATCATTTTAAATCGTTACCATCATCAAGATAGAGACACAACATCAAGAGTTCATCATGATCCCGATAATGAGGTGGATATACTGCACTGGCTACATGAACATAATCACATTGATATAACTTTTTGTCTCCTAAAAAATAAAAAAATACCAACACTGGATTGTCAAGGTGTTAGACCTACATTATGTTCAATAAACATGTTAATTAGAGAGTTCGGTATTATTGTCTTGGAGAATTATTTCAATAACGCATTTATTGATAGTATATCTGACGAATGTTTAAAATTACTTGTCTCACAAAAGGATGAGATACAAAAGCGTCATGAGATGGGATGTTGTGGTACCGGGGATATTTTACATTTACAAAAACTTTCCGGTGCTATCAAGAGATATACGAATGAAGAATTATTTAATAATGTTGTTAAGTTGTATAAAGCACCGCGCAGTAAAAAAATATTAATTGATCATAAGACGCATGATCCTAATACAATTAGTAATGTCACCACTGATTGGCATAAAAATGATCGACATTGTCAGTTTAAGTCAATTATGTATTTAACAGACACATCTGAACAAAATGGTAATTTTCAATGGATCACAAATTCTTCACCTAGACATATTGATATACCAGGTTCAAAACTATCAACATATACTGTTGATAGTATTGTGAATAATAATGATAGTTGTGAGTTCGTTGATGTAACGGGCAAGAAAGGTACTATAATAATTGCAGACACCTCGTATGTCCATCGAAATAACATTATACATTCAGGTGAACGAGTTGCGATAACACAGAACTATTTTTCCGGTTGAATATATTGCTGATTTAAATAATTAATATTGATGTGGCAAAACAAACCAGAAGAACAAAAAGGTGTATGAGAATCATCACGTTGAGTACTATACCAGTGATGGTAAGTATTCATTAACAGACAACATTACATTTTATGAACATAACAATATTTGATTGGAAAGAGGGTGAGTATGATTTTAATTCAATTAAAGAATCATTACATAAACACGGTATATGTATCTTCAAGAACTATTTTGATATACAGTTTGTGAATGAGCTGCATGCTGAGGCTACTAGATTATTACACGAGCAATCAAGTAAAGTACAAATTCTAGATAAAGAAGATTGTTCAAATGATGAACGTCTATTCCATGCGCAAAAATATTCAGATAAAATAAAACAATTTGCAGATGATGGTCTGTTGAACAAACTCGCAGCTGCGTACAACAAAAACATTAACAAAAAAACACTCATCAACAGAATAGTACATGAACCAGGAGTCGTTAAAAACAGTGGTGCGGGTTGGCATAGAGACAATCATACATGTCAATTTAAAACGCTGATGTACTTAACAGACGTTAATATAAACAATGGTAATTTTCAGTGGGTGACTAACTCTAATGCTAAACATATTGGCATGCCGATTCCTCGGACAGACTCATATAACACACGGTTTCACGACCATGTTGTGGAGTCTATTGTTCGAGAGAATGATGCGTGCGAGATAATCGATGTTGTCGGTGATGCAGGAGATATTGTAGTGACAGACACTACATACATACATCGTGGAAATATTATACAAGCAGGTGAACGCGTTGCTATAACTCAATATTATTTTACATGATAGAGTTATCAACAATTACAGCTTATTATCGTGAAAATAAAGCTCAACTGCATCAATTTTTCGATAATATAACAAGAAATATTTCCGGGAGGATTCCTCATGATTCTATCCTATCACTTAAGATAATTTCAGATCTAATTAAGGTTGAGAATTATTTAGAAATAGGTGTACATAACGGAGGCAGTGCATGTGTTATATGTGCGGGTAGTGATATAAAAAATATATATGGTATTGATCTGTTTGAAGATATGTACAATGTTGAGAGTCACTACAATGAAGATAAGTTTCGTAAATATCAATACTTTAAGAGAGATGATCTTAATAATAATAAATCTCGACGTAATATATTAGGTATATGTGAGCTATATAATACTGAACCTAATTTGCATTTAATACAAGGTAATACATATTTTGATGAAACAGAACGTAAATTTAAAAATTTACTAGGTGATTTGCAGATAGATTTGATTCACATAGATGGTGATCATACCACCGAGGGTATTAATAATGATTATGCTAGATATTTTCCGTATTTAAAGGCTGGTGGTATACTTGTATTTGATGATTATCATCATACTGATATTAAGCAGTTTGTGGATAGTCTAGGTCCAGAGAATGGTGTTATTAAGATTGGTGTGTTTGAGAGTGATAATTCTAATGCTAAGCAATTTATTATATACAAGCAATGAAGACAATATATGTTGATATTGATGGAACTATATGTACCATTCATGATGATTATAATAAAGCAGAACCAATAGTAAAAAATATTGATAAAATTAATAACCTATACAAACTAGGTAATTATATCAAATACTGGACAGCTAGAGGTACTTGCACCGGAATTGATTGGTATTCAACGACAGAACAACAGCTGAAAGAATGGGGTTGTAAATACAATGAGCTTTCTGTTGGAGAGAAACCAGCATACGATCTCATCATTTGTGACAAATCTAAAAGAATCGAGGAAATTTAACATGCACATTCTCTTGAAAAAACATACAGATGTACACAAAGGTGTGTTAATAATAACACATAAAGAATATCCATTTTTAAAGAATAAATTGAAACATCTAAAACAAGATTATTATATATTATGCCATTACGGATGGAATGTTGCAGTGATGCATGACAGTAATATTGATAACTATTTAATACCTGAGTCGCGATCTGTTGATAAGAGTTTACCATTTACCAGTCGAAATTTTTTACCTAATTGTTTTTCTCAAGAAGGAGATTTAGACACTTTAAATAAAATACTAACAAAATATGGCATTAAGAATAATATTCTTAATAGAATAGATTTTCTACATGTAGGTAGAGCGGTAGAGTTTAAAAAACTTATAGATACACTATTAGGTTTTCAAGAATTCAATGCTAAACACGATAACAAATACACAATCTGTTTTGTAATCCTGGAACAACCACCTACTGACTATTATCATAAATTTTTGAAAACATATTCAGAAACGGACAATTCACGTTGTTTACTCATAGATACACACTGTTTTGATAATAATAATGATGTTTTTAAGGGATTATCAAGTGAAGAGCTAGCAGTGATATACTCTAATTCAAATATCTATATACATGGGAGTGAGGAGGAAGGAGAATCAAGAACTATACAGGAAGGTTTGCTATCTGGTTGTGTTGTGATGGCAAAGGATAATATGAAGGGTGGTGGTTTGGATTATTTAAACTTTCACAACAGTGTGTTGTACAACAAGACAAATATTGTCTCCAAGATGGTTGAGTGTGTTGATAAACAGAAAAATTATATTATGGATGATAGTGTGAACCAATTGGTAAATGAGAAATATACTGTAAATAAATTTTTGAAGTCCATATACAAAAAATATAAATATGAAATGGAATTCGAGAAGTTTGCTGATAATTGTAATACTGATTCTTTATGCTTTTCATTACCGGGCCATAACCTGAAGGTCGATTGGTTTTTAGATGGTAAACCTACTGCAGACATTTTGACAGACAAGCAGTATGATATTTTTACAAATTATATTTAAAATGAGTGTTAAAATTATAGCAGAAATAGGAATTAATCATAACGGTGACATCGACATCGCGAAAAAGTTAATTGATGTTGCAGCGGTTGCGGGATGTGATTACGTTAAATTTCAGAAAAGAACACCTGAGCTATGTGTACCAGAAGAGCAAAAAAGGGTAATGAGAGATACACCGTGGGGTAGAATCACATATCTAGAATACAAACATAAAACAGAGTTCGGTAAACAGGAGTATGATGAGATCGCAAGATATTGTGACCAAAAAAATATAAAATGGTTTGCTAGTGTGTGGGATTTAGAGTCAGTCAAATTCATGAGCGAGTATGTTAATATGACGAAAGTACCCTCTGCTCTAATTAATAATCTTGAGTTACTCAAAGACTGTAGAGATCGTAATGATTATTTTATGTTCTCCACTGGCATGAGCGATGAACAGGAAATTGATGCAGCTATACATGCTGGTGACCCAAATCTCATATTTCATACAAACGCCACCTATCCATGTCCGGTTGAACAACTCAACATGCGATACATTAACTGGTTACAGGACAAACATCCAGATAGAGAGGTCGGATACAGTGGACATGAGTTCGGTTTAGTTCCAACATTTGTGGCTGTGGCCATGGGAGCATCTTGGGTCGAGAGACACATAACATTAGACAGAACCATGTGGGGATCTGATCATATGGCTTCTGTTGAACCTGGCGGTTTGATCAAGATGTGTAAGAGCATTCGAGATATTGAAAGATGCTTCGGAGAGGCTAGTCCTAGAAAAGTTTCCGGTGGAGAATTAGATAAAAGGAAGAGTTTGAGAGGTTAGTATGGTGTATAGTATATGAAAGTAGTATCAGTAATATTAGCACGAGGAGGTAGCAAGGGAATACCACATAAGAATATAATAGATGTTAACGGTAAACCATTACTACACTACACGGTTACCGCGTCCAAAAATTCTAACACTGATGAAACGTGGGTTAGTACTGATTGTGTAAAAATTAAAGATGTTGCGTTAGATTTAGGGTGTAAAGTTATCGATCGCCCGGCAGTTATCTCTGAAGATGATTCAAAAAGCGATGAAGCTCTTTTACATTTTGCTGAGAATGTAGATTTTGATATATTAGTGTTCATACAACCAACATCGCCGTTGTTACTTGCAAGTGATATCAATCAAGGCTTAGATATAATGAATAAATATGATTCAGTATTTAGTGTGACAGAAGAGCATTGGGTTCCTCGCTGGAATAAAAATAATGAACCTATCAATTGGAATATCAATCATAGACCTATGAGACAGGATGTAGATGAGACATATATTGAGAATGGTGCCTTTTACATAACAACAAGAGATCAACTATTAAAATCTGGTTTGCGCTATGGTGGTAAAATCGGGACTGTAAGGATGCCACTGCATCGTAGCTTTCAAATCGACACACACGATGACTTGAAGTTAATTAGTAAATTGTTATGAATATATCTGAATTAAACTTTATGGAAAGACAATATGATTATGTATGTATCTAAATAGTGCTTGTATTTTACATTATATTATCATATAATATATAAATGATAATTGATCAAAAAACATATGATGGTGATTTAATTCACCGGCGATTCGCGTATACATTTTTTAAAAACAGAACATTACCCATTGGAAACATCGTGACATTCAGAAGTCCCATGCTTGTTGAAGCTGATGGCATGATCGATCATGAAGATGTGCTCAAGAACGATTTCATATATAGTGATGATGCAATCAATTTTTGTTGGGAGATTCCCGGAATGGATGCATTTGGTGCAGTGGCATGGCAACGTTTGTTCAACACATCATTAGCTAATATATTACAAAACTTGATAAAAGCTCCAATCGAAGTTGATGGTGATGATTTGATTGTACATAAAGAGTTCAAAAGTGGTGGTATAATACAAACCAAAGGCAAGTGTAGTGTGAGTATCACCTACACAAAAGATGGAGCTGCCCTAGGACACACAGGTATCAATGTACGAGCCGGTGATCGAGCTCCTAGCTTCGCGTACAGCACCGACTTGACGGACGAACAAATCAAGACATTTCAAGACACAGTGGTGGAGATGTTTTATGCCATGAATGATGATATGTTTCTAGCTACTACCAAAATCATAACCAAGTGACCATATTCGATTGCTTGAATGACATCTTGTTCACCAAGCGTGGCAAGCTGTTACAAAATGTTGATGAAGAGAGCGGTTTCAATCAATACATGATCAACCGATGGTGTAGCATGTACAGCCCCAACTTAGCAATCGTGATAAACAACACGGTCAACTGGCTGTACAGCACATTCGAAACCAAACAACAATATTATCGTTTCGTCAGCGTGGTACTGCCTCGAGTCAGTAGAAAGCGTATAAACTACATCAAGAAAAACAAGAGTGAAGACATTGAGCAACCGGAACATATAGGATCACTTGCCAAGCGGCTTGAAATTTCACAACGTGAGATTAAATCTTATTATGAATACAGCAGCAAATACAGCTCAAGTTCAACATGCTCAAGCCAATCTAAATGACCGGGTAAAGGGCGCTGTACAACTTGACAACTACGCAGGTAGTGAAAATTTCAATCTTTTCGGCTATGAACTAACCAGCGTGTTAGATGATATCATTCTAATCAAGTATGTGGATTGTAATGATGATGGTACTGAAATCCTAAAAAACGGGGTCTGGGTACCGGTTAATGTCAGTACTTACACTTGGAGAATTGGAGAAGTTTTATTGGCAGGACCAAATTGCTCTCTGGTCAAACAAGGAGACTTTGTTACATTTCCGAACGACAAAGGAATCTCAGTGGGCAACCTTGAAGTCACAGGTCAAGGCAAAATCCGCAACAGTTGTTTTTTGAATGAGGATCGAATATTCGGGGTGTGTAAGCCTAAAAGTGAATAATGAAGATCGGTGCAACCACATTACGTGCGTTGCTTGAAAACAATGTATTAGAAATTAAATTCAAGCGTCGCCGATCAAAACCTGGGGCTCCAGCCACCAGGAGAATGTTGTGCACCAACAGTCCTGTGATATTGCAGAGTGACGCAGGACGAACAACTTTAAAATATTCACGACCAACTGGTTCTCCAAACTACAACCCGGCTGGTAAAAACATCGTGATTGCATGGGACATAATCAAACAAGACTATCGTGCCATTAGTGTGGACAACTGCGAGCTGTTGAGTCAAATGCCAGTGAGTGGAGACGGGAGAGATTTCTGGCAATATTTCAATCAAAGTGTTTATCCAATGACACCAGGACAGAAGAAAGGATTTTTCAATGTTTGACGTGGTGCATGAAAACATGAAACTGCTGGAACCTTTGCTGCAAAAAAACGTGATGTTCAACGTGGAACACAAAACATTACGCAAAGGTAAGTTGATGCTGTACAACGTGAATGATTATCATATCAAGTTCACCATACGCACAAACAAAGACGTGCTGAAAACATATGAAATACCCTTTCCATTTATGATAACAAGTACCGACACACATGCGGTTCTATCCTATCAGATACACGAGCTATGCATGGGTAACGCACGTAAACAACAGATGATAAGACTGTTTGAGCCGTTGCAAAACAAGTTGTATGACAAAGAGCTGTATATTGTGAATGTTGATGCTATTTGAATAATTTTCACTCGCCAGGCATAAATAATTGTATGGCGAATATACAACCAATTTTTACAAACATTCCACCTGCGAAAGGTGATGTAGATTACTCCCCACTCGGTGGTAAAGTCGGTTTAACTGCTGAGGATAAAGCTAACATACAAGCTGTTGCTAGTACTGATGCAACTACAGCGATCGAAGCTGGTTACGGTGCAGCTGACGATGGTGAAGTGTTAGATCATTGCCGCAGAAGAAATCTTGGATTGATATAACATTCCACCGGTAGTTTTCTCCGGGTGATTGTTCCGTACACAATGCACCTATGAACTAACATAGATACATTGAGTTGGTAGTTATATCCGTAATGATATGCTCACGCAAAGACGCACTCTTTGAGGTATTAATTTTATGGAGAATCCTGACCTAATAAACTCCGGTTACAAGTAACCACTAATACATGCCGACATTCAAGTCGCAGTTCGGTGCAATGCAGATGTTACTCTGCCGTTTTTCAGCTGCCGTCTAACAGTTGTGTTTAATTTAGCTTTGTCCTTTCCAGCAGTTCTCTCTGCCGAGTCACAAACCATCTTCAAGTCGACTACTACTCACGCTCGTGTACCGAAAACGCTGATGGATATACTATAGCGTTGTTTCACACTTGTGTACCATTAATATAATATAGTATATATACAAAAAGTCAACCTAGATTTAACTTTTAAAGATGTTAAATATTATAAATGATTAATCAACCACAAATACAATGCATTTGATTTTTACACTTATATGTGTTATATTGGCATGAGTTATTAAGTTTAGGTTATAAATAATATAAATGAAGAGCAGTCCATATTATTTTGAGATAAAAGATGTGATGACACAGTTTGTTGCTGCATTCAATGATATAATCATCAATAGATACAACAAATCTCGAGATAAAAAGAGTCGTGTCAAAGTGAGATACATGTATTCACCCAAGCAAAGAGTTGTGCATGATTTGACCAACAAAGCTAGGCACATCACTCTTCCGGTGGTTGCAGTTAACATAACTGGCATGTCCAGAGATGAAGGTAGAGTGTTCAACAAAATAGAAGGTTCATATTTATCATCAGAAGAAAGACATCAAAGTGCATCTAAGACTGAATTGTCACAAAGCACATATCACACACCTCAGCCAGTGCCAATAAACATTCAGGTGAGCATGAGTATACTTGCTAGATATCAATCAGATATTGAACAGATTGTGAGTAATTTTGTACCCTATTGTGATCCATATATTGTAATTTCATGGAAAATGCCCAATGAATTCACACCATTGAAAGATCAAGAGATACGTAGTGAAGTTGATTGGAGCGGTGACCTGTCTATAAATTATCCAGAACAACTCACAGGTTCAGAACCATACAGAGTTAGTGCCGACACGAGTTTCACCATACGTACATGGTTGTTCAAAAAAGCTCCAACGCCTGTTGGAAATGTATTTCACATCACAACCAACATCACCCCGGTGTCAAGTATCGATTCAAGTTTCTCATTCTCATTACCGTATTATGACGATGTTACTGAGAAATCATATATACAAGGATTGGGACCATCTCTAACAGCAGCACCGTTTTTGACACATGTTGATACATCAGGTCAATACAATGAACTCATAGGTTATAATTTCAATAGTGTTTTGAATGTATATCTTTCCAGTAGTGAAATTAACGAATTGAGTGGTCAAGGAGTGGTTCCTTTCAACAGCCCAGGGCTTGAATATATGTCAACATTACATCCTCCATTTACAGCTGTACCTGTAAATTTTGAAATTATTAACGATAATAAAATATATTTTAATATACCCACTGATATTGAGCTAAATGATGAAGTGGATATAGTGATCAGAAATATTGGTGGTTATGAAACAGCTCTAAATTCAACATTGCACGGAAAAGGTATATTCATACAATAGTTTCAAAGCAAGGTTGTGACAATAAATAATTGTAATGACTGAATGTAATAAAACAACCACTATATCTGAATTACCTCAATGTGATTCAGTACAAAGTGATAGTTACCTGATAGTACAAACACAAGACACTGCATGTAAAGTTAAAGTTTCTGATCTTGTGCTAGGTCCAAGCAATGTGAGCTTTTATCCTGATTTAACAGAAATCTTGAACAGATTAGATGTGCTCACAAATATCGTACAATCAAATTCCGCGAAGTGGGACCTGACTGCTCAAACTGTAACTGATAACAGAACTATTTGGGATCAAACAGACACATACAATCTTGCTGGTATGTACAATGCATTAACAGGTAATCAAGATCTATGGACTTCAGCCAGTACACTAGTACAAGCTGAGAGCTCAAGATGGGAAAACGCTGCAGATACCATTGAGATTGACAGTGTGAAGTGGAATGCTACAGCTAGTACTCTAGAATCTAAAGCTGATGGATGGGATCAAGCTAGAAATATTACATTAGATGGAGTGACTGCTATATATGAAGCGCTTGAAATCATAGAAGTATCTCCATGGTTTTCTTATTATGGTGGTGATGGTAATGTACCACCTCAACCAGCATTATGGGATTTATATAATGTTGTCACTACTAACAGCGCGTCTTGGTGATGAAAAATATTAAGATCAATCCAGATGTAAATTGGCGCGCCCATGTGCCGAAATATGCACATGATGATATGACTGTGATAAAGAATAAAAATATCATTACAGCAGAAGGTTTACAATTGAATATATCTGATACAATGTCCAATGTTATTGACACATCATCCAACAATTTTACACAATTGATGTTAACTGACAATATCAAACTAGACGATATGTTGAAGTTAAAAATCGATACACCGACTTATCCAGAACAATTCACAACGAGTATCATATTCGGTGGGTTTCCGAATCTAGGTGGTAACACAAATTTTTTAATGATTCTCGAAAAGGAGGACAACACTCGTGCACGAGATTATGTTATAGGACAAAGAATAGTAGATAGTGTTGGCTATAATAGTAATTATTTTGAAGTTTCAAGAACTAGTAACAACACCGTGTATCATAATATAACATTACATGATGATACATTTTTGTCAATTAATCATAATGACAACTACGCAAATGTATTCTTGAAACATACTGGTGATCCAGCTCAAGGTACAAGTGTTTTTGTGTTTGAAGAAACTGATCTGAACATACCAGGAGATGATCAAAAATTTCGTTACATCATCGACAAGGAACAAGGATATCTTGTTATATATAAGAACATACAAGGTACAACATATTTTCTAAATACAATTTATGATGATAATATTAACGGTGTTAAATTAAACTTCACACAGCCTACTGAAGGGGATACATCCATATCAATTGATTCAATCATAAGAATTGTACCATACACAAAACAAACTAAACGAGATATAACATTGGTAAATGCTTGGAATTCTTACAGAAATGTAGGGGATCAAAATAACTTAAAAGTCAATTTTACAAAATCGTATAATGATTTGAATAATAATTTCTTATTGTCTAATACATACACTACAAATCAAACAAGTTTCGATATACTGCAACTAAGAAATCAAGTAACACCGACAAATAAATCGACCAGAGGTAATCCGTTCGTAAATTACATAGATTGTGATCACCGTGAATATGACAAGATCTTTTCCGGAACAAATCAGATATACGGATCACCGAAACTTGCGACTGGTTACAATAGTTACAGCACCACAATCGATCTGTTACCTGACAACGTAACATATTTTCATGCTCCTCAGGATATGTATCCGTATGATAAAATTAATGTGAATGATAGTGGCTTGATCGAAGCCGGTGCCATTGGTGGTGATACGCCAATAGTATCAGATAAATTGTTTAAAAAAGCCGCAGATTACAAATACAACACACCGTATGGTGCACCAACTGATGAAGAAACAGGTGTATGGTTATGCTCCTGGTTAAGGTCGAACCCTGGTACCGATTGGGATAGTTTAACAATATACAATAGTGATGTACTGGTGAATTATGACGGTTTAACATATAGAAGTACAGAACGTAACACCGGTAAAAAGCCAACAATATATAAATCTACATGGACCGAAGTAAAAGATGCATCACCTGTGTGGGTGGATAGATATTATAATCCCAAGAAATATACAGTTGCAGAAGCTTTGCAAGTGAAAGGACAATACTATGAATATACAGATAAATTTGATTCTATAGTTAAAACATTAAAGGCTGATGATAAAATTATTTTTGATAAAAAAAGCGATGTTTGCTTCGAGCCCGGTTCACTTTATGCATATTATAGAATTGGTGCAGTTGAAAATGATGTTATTATTGAAACATTAAAAAATAATCTCGTACACCAAGGCATCTCACCGGCGTACAAGCAAGACAGATCGCTCCATGTTAATAATTCAGAAACACATCTATTATTAGATGGCACTAATTATGTTGAGACAAATGCATTAAACAAAACAACCAATAGTGATTTTACTATATCATTTCACTTATCGACTAACGATTGGAGTAAAAAATTTGGTAGTCAAATCGTTGGTAATTATACAAATCACGGCGTGGCTATCTTCAACGAAATAACAACAACACCGTATATGGTCTTCACAACTGACACAACAGTAGAAATATACAGCTCAAATTTCGATCATGTGACGACAATCACCCCAGAGTATGTCCCTATAAAAACAGTACATGCTGAAGGTTCTGAAAATTTATACATACTCACCAAACCAGATGATTATGTAATATATCAATACGACAAAAAAGGTATGTTAGTTGAAAGATTTGAACTACCAGACACAATTGTAGACGTGACAGATTTCAATATTGATCTAGAATATATATACATACTTGACACTAGCGGTGTTTATAGATTTGACATCAATAACGAAAACCGTGATTTGTTGTTTAATGTATGGCCAGAACAAGCAACTGGATCCGGTTCGAGTCCAGCTGGTGGGTCGTTTATAACATCTCCAACAACATTTATTGAGCCGTACGGAGATTCAACATACCGGATAAATTGTGATACATACACCCTTGATGTGTCGGGTAACTATTGGTTTGCAAAAGATAATCAGGTTTTTAAGCTTGTACCGAACGAAACAAGAGGTATTAACGCGACATTCACTGGTGTGTTTGCTGGTTCGCTCATATCTCTAGTGTCAGTTGAGAGAAACAGAGGTGGTACCTTTGGTAATCAGATAGTTTTAGTTGGTGATGGGTCACGAACTCTAGAAGAATTGATAACTGTGTGGAACAACGAAAATAGTGGTAATAGAGTTGAGGCACAGGTTTTGGATAGTTTAGGTTTAATATTACCAAATGATTATGTAATGCAACTTTCTGGTGGTGTAGACCGTGGTGCCTCAACAACACAATATTCTTTGAGCGGTGATCCGGGCAACATAATAAATCAAATAAAATCAGACATAGATGGCAATTTATGGGTATTATCTACACTACAAAATGAAACGACCATTTACAAAATGACTCCTGATCGAGCCATAATATTTTGCTCAACACTAACAGATATCGACAATACGTATACACACTCAACGACAAATCATTTGACATTTGATATGGTAACGGAATATATAGATGGTACAAGAAAAACAAATGTTGTTATACTTTCACACACTACAAATAGTACTAACGTCAAGGTTATCAAGTTAAATTTAAACGGTAGTGTTGATAATATATCAACGAAAACATTACCTTTTGTTGATGTAAACCCTATTGATAGTTATCATAATTTCTCTAACTTTGACACCGTCAAGAGATTGTTTTATAATTATTACAATAATAATTATATGACTCTCAAGATGAGATATCAGAGTTATTTTGACACTGATAGAACATACATCGCATATTTGCATTACAATGTGAGTGAACTCACGGCTGGAGAGCACCACTTCGCGGCTAGTTTTAATTCCCTAAATGGTAATTTGTCATTTTTTATTGATGGTGTATTAACAAACACAGCAACAAGTAATGATACACAAACAGGAGCCGCGTACAAATTCTCTAAAACTATACACAATCCATTATTCGCGGGTTGTGATAGCTTTTTCAACAACATAACATTATCTGAAAATCTGAAACTCGAGAATATGAACTTTGCTATGAACTGCACTATATCAAACATAAGCGTGTACAACGAATATCTAAACTTTTATAAAATAAAAGCGTTAACTAGAAAAAATTTAAACATCAGAAAAGTTGTTTTGACACTACCAACTGGAAAGCGTTCTTATGTTGATCAAATGCCTGTGTTTTACAAGCATAAAATACCAGGAAGAAAAGCTAATTATTTTGATATAGATGTCATATCTACTGATATAAATGATATAAACACACAACTTCAGATTACAGAACAGGTAAAAGATCAATTAACAGACAACTTACCAGTGAATGTTAAATTAAATAATATGAACTGGAAAACATAATGAGCATAACAGACACTAGCAGCTTTTCACCTGAGATTATCGATACACTTATAACATATAAGTATCAAACGGATCGATTAACCGGTGATCAATTAAGTTTACCATACGATTATAATTCTACAAAAATTAAAGCGAACGATTTTGTTGTTAGTGACACAGTCAATTATACATTTGAAAAATTATACGAAAATTGGTTATACTTAATATCATATTCTGTCATACCGTCAAATAATATACCCAACACGGATTATTATAATAGTATAATCATTGATCAAGGCTCAGGTCTTACATGGAACGATTCAACAACTTTTCCGAATGTTTCAGGGTTTACCACCGGTAATTTACTATCTGGTGTTAAGAGAATAACTAAAATTGAAAATATAGCCAACCCGAACAACTTTAACATAATAGCTTCCACCACCACTAACTTAATGCTGTTAAGCGGTACCGGTACCACATCAATTGATCTCGTTCTTAATGATAACGACCCTACAGTTCCAATATATTCTAACAGCAACATAACGCACCCGTCAAATGAAATATATTTTCAGAATATTATAGATCATTTAATAACAGATCAAAGAGATCTCTTCGTACTAGATGGAGATCTCAAAACAATTTTTAAATTCGATATTAGCGGCATTTTAACTATTGACCAATCAATATTATTAAATGATACTCCCGGGAGGTTGATGACAGGCTTGATCGGTGGATCTGGAAATGCTACTGATAAAACAAAATTTAGAAACCCTGTAGCGATTGAGACAGTTGATAATTTAATATATGTGTTAGATTTCTCATCAGAAAATCCTAGGTCTCTGGATGATAGTTATATAAAAATATTTGACTCAGAATTGAATTGGAAAGCAAGTGCCAATATACAAACACATGCAAATGACGGGCCGCTGGATATGAAGTTCAACTCTGATAATCAAAGATTTTATATACTGACACACGAGTCAAGCTTCTCACAAAACGCGAGTGATAATCTACCGTTCCTTGTTGAATATGATATAGAATTTAATTTTTTAGAAAAATATCCCTTGATAGACCTGTCAAGACACTCTGCAGAAATAAACAAAGAGCAGTTTAAAAAGATATATTTTAGTAATGAAAATAAGAATATATTTTATGTTGTAACAGATAAAAATATTTATAAAAAATATATCTCTAGGCCCACAGATTTTATTGGTGTGTTTTTATTAGATGAGAAAAACATCGGAACCGGTGGTGCTTCGGACCGAAATTTTGAAGATATCACCATAACAGACCATCTACTAACTCAAGGAAATGAGACAATAAAAAAAGATGAAATATTATTAGTTGAGAGTAAAACAGAAGTGATACACAGATTTCTAGAGGATAGTGGTTATGAAAGTAGTTTAGAAACACAATTTGATAACAAAGCTTTGTTCTTGAAAGATTTAATAATAAATCCAAGCGAATATGTTTCAACACTAGTATACAATAAAACGTTTGCTAAACACCTATATAACAATCTCCTCTTATTGGAAAATACATCTAGAAAATTTTCTACAAAATTTGATATTTCTGGTATATCTAGATACATAGGATTCACATACTTGAATGAAGACGAGCTGAGAGCATTAGAGTATAAAATAACACAAAATAATTATATAGGAAATAATGAACTGTTAATAACAACAACAGTCAACAGGTGCATCGACGAAATTATAAAGCTTCAATCTACAATATTAAACAACATGCAAGAGAAGCCGATTAATGTGTTTCCGTTGATAGAGAATCCAGTTCAGTTGTTACCATGTGATGAATTAGCTTATAATGCGTTTGTGAGAGAGACAGAACCAGATTATGATGCTGATAGATTGTCCAACCGGTTTGAACGTGGTATTGGTACTGATCCTGGATATGCAGATACTGATAGAGACAACTTGTCTGACGGTGAAGAAGTCTTAGTGTTGGGTACAGATCCGTTAGATAAGGATTCCGACAATGACGGTGTACAAGACGATGTTGATAATTTTCCGATGGATCCAGATCAATCTTAACTTTAAAAAATAGTAAAACTTTTATAAGCAACAAAATACAAAATTTTGTGCCGTGTTTTAAATAAAATCACATAAATTTTATTAACCTCGTGATTAAATAATAATATATGGCCGGTAACCGCAAATTTCACAACAAGTTTCACTCTGCAAATCATCACACTCTTCCTAGTCCACACATCAAAGATAGTGGATTAGATCCTCTTGCTAGTCATGACTTTCCATTCATTGGTGACTTTGTTTTGAATGGTGTGCTCAGTTCTAGTAACAATTATTTGTTAAACGCTGGTAACAACAGAAGAGCACAAACACTTGACACAATACCACACGGTTTACCGGCTCCAGAAGGATGGAATGTTTTCCGGGACAGTACGTATATTGATGGTGATGTTACCATTGCTGGGAATTTAAGTGCTTATGGTGAGCTGACATACCTGCATACTCAAGTCCATGTAACCAGTGCCACAGAAATTGAAGTAATGGCTGATAATAGCAATGGTAAAACTGTTGCGTTGTTAGTTGATCAGCACGGCAAGAACGATTTAATACACATAAAGAATGATGGTATATCAACACTATTAGTCACCGGTAGTGCACATAACCGTGAGGATAGAGGTGGATGGATTGGGGTAAATCTAGGTAGTTTAGAAACAACGGACAGACCCAACCAGCGTATGACCATTGTTGGTAGTGTTAGTGTTGTTCCTGATCCATTGGAAGTAGCGGATCAAAATCAACAAACTGACCCAGGTCAAACAGGATCTTTATATATTGAAGGTGGGCTACATGTTAATAATCACACGTACCTGGACCAGGTCACAATCGACACAACTGACGGTAAATTCTACGTCAGTGGTGGTAGCAACGATGCTACAGCCAACATATTTGATGTCGATGTACCGGCTGAATTTGACATGTTGACTGTCAACACCGATGACGGTAATTTCACGGTAGAAGGACTCAACAAAATATATTTCAACACTACAAACGGTCTTGAAGTTGACACACACTCACATCTAGACCAAGTCACAATCGATACGACAGATGGTAAATTCTACGTCAGTGGTGGTAATAATGATGCGACAGCCAACATATTTGATGTCGATGTACCAACAGAACTCGACAAGTTGTCGGTCAACACCGATGATGGTCAAACGAGATTTCATGGCACAAACAGAGTGTTAATTGACACCACAAACGGTCTTGAAGTTGACACACACGCACATCTAGACCAGGTCACAATCGATACAACTGACGGCAAATTTTACGTCAGTGGTGGTGGTAATGATGCGACAGCCAACATATTTGATGTCGATGTACCAACAGAACTTGACAAGTTATCAGTCAACACCGATGACGGTCAAACCACCTTCACCGGAAGCAAGCAAGTCTATATCAACACAACAGCTGGATTACAAGTTGATACACACACTCAACTGGATCAAGTAACAGTAAACACCACAGATGGTAAATTTTTAATTGAAGGAACTGGTAATCCAGGTGATGAAAATATATTTGATGTTGATGTACCCACACAATTAGACAGAACTACTATTATAACCGATGATGGTAATTTTGTTGTATCGGGTGATTGGACAGTAAATGAAGTCGCTAGAAACCCATTTCAAGTATATGTTCCAACCGAGTTAGGTAAAACAACAATCGACACAACGGTGGGTAATTTGACCATAACCGGTCCAAACGAGGTGTTATTTAACAACACAGGTGGGTTGAACGTCAATGGACACACTCAATTAGATCAACTTACAGTCAATACTACAGATGGAAATTTTCAGATAATAGGAACTGGTGAGATTGTATCTAATGTAGGTTTTGATGTTAGAAACGGTCATTTACAGGCTCGGAAGGTGACTGTTGATACATCATCCACCAAGAACATGACCATACAAGGCGGTGGTGTTTTAAACGTAAATACAGAGGCTTATTTTGATAATGCAGTAGAACTGGACAAGGTCACGATTGATACAATTGACGGGCAGTTTATCGTAAAGAGTTCAAACCCTACTTTCTCTGCGAAATCACCCATGCGAGTGGATGTACCCACACGTCTTGAGAGTCTGTCTGCACACACGGATTTTCAACCAGTTGTGATCAAAGGTAGTGGTAAACTTTTAGTAGAATCTGAAAGCTACTACTCAAACCTAACATACTTTAATGATGATGTATACACCAATAAAAATCTATATGTAAGCGCGATGGATGTGGATGATCACGCTTTGCTAGATCGCGTGACAATAGACACAACAGATGGTACATTTTCAATTGAAGGTGCTGGAGTTGCTGAGTTTGATGTTGATACAACATTTAACCATAACGTCCATATCAAAGGCAATTTACGAGTTGACGGAAATGCATATTTAAGTGCTGGTGCTGATGGTAATATATATGTTGGTGACACGTCCGGTGATAACGTAGTATTTTATGCGGATGTTAATAGTGATATTCTCCCGGATAAAACTAACGCGTTTCGATTGGGTAATACCGGTAAAAGATGGCTGGACATACAATCAGAACATATACATGGTGATCATATATATTCAGAAAATCAAATACTCGCAGATGGATCGCTACACGTTGATGGTATCACAGAACTTGATGAAACAAATATAGATACTACTGACGGTGCTTTCGCTGTTAGTGGTAACAACAGAACAGAACTTTACACAAACACCACAACACATGGACAGGTATCCGCTCTTGGAGGTCCATGGATTTTCGGTGCCTGTACACAATATTACAACCATAACATGGGTAATATCAATCCGAGCGATCAAACATCTGGAAGTGTTCATAACTCATCAGAATGGTTTGTACATCACCCGTTTCAGGTTGATTGTAACAGCTTGTTCAACGCTGGATTGACAGCTAACGGTCCAGTTCAAATCGGAGAGCTACCATCCAGTATCACAGACGAGATTCCAGAACCAACATTTGAGGTTCTTGGTAACACACACATCAGATCTGGGAATCTTAAAATTGAGAGTGATATCAGACATCTCGAGAATGAATTGACATTGATACGATTCAACACTGACGCAATATATTTCCGCGCTGGTGATAATCAATTATTATCTTTACAAGAACGTACCGAGATAGATGGTGGTAATATTGTTCAAGTTGGGGCCCCAGATGCACCGGCTCATTTTGAATTATACCGCGAGAGTGATCAATCCACAATAGGCATGGCTTATGACAGTGTGTCCGGTAACATGACACTAGGTGGTGAGCTGACCGTTCTCAACAATGTTGGTATACTTGGTCAAAATGAAATAACAGATCTTTTAGGCCCTGGGGTTGATGTTCATGGTAGCATGCGAGTGACAGAAACCTTATCTGCTAAAACATTGATTGTGGATTATTTGACGGTACAAGACGAATCGTTTGGTAATGTTGGTGGTGGATTCGGTACCAGTTCGTCCGCGATGAGTGTGTTGAGCGGAACTGCTGGGGCTGGTGATCAAACGCTTGAATGGGTCAATGGATCTACAGTCACTCTTTCCGGAACCCCGGTTGGTATTGAAATCGATCCGATGTTAGACGAGCGTGGATCCATACAAAACCTTTACTCATTCTCGTTTGTAGCAACACAAGCCGACGCAACATTAGGTGTACAAATTGGTGACGTACAAACAACAACATATCAATTGGCAGTGATGTATGATGCGCAGGTGTATTCACAGGCATTTGTAAATGATGTTGAATATGGTATAACACATACATCAACCCACCCGTTTGTGTCAGTAAGATCGGTTGTTTTATCTGCTGATAGTGTACCTACAACAGAGCGTATTGTAAAAATCATAGTTCAACCAGAAGTTGATATCGAATATCATGCACATAATGTGTTAGTACAAGACGCTCCTAGCGAGCTTGACACTATCACTACTGGTGATTTCACAGTCAATGGAGCATTAACAGTACAAGGTGCATACACACACAATGGTGCAACTACATTGAATGACACGTTAGACGTTGCCGGTCGAGTGATTATTGATGATGATTTGTACGTCAAAGGTAATCTACGAGTAGATGGTAATGCATGGTTGAGTGCTGGTGCTAGTGGTATAATAAATGTTGGTGATAGTGAGGATGATCTAGTAGTTTTCTCCGCAGATGTAGGTAGTAATATAATACCAGATCAAAACATGACGTATGATCTCGGTACTTCTAGCAAGCACTGGATGAACATCTATTCACACAATTTAAGTGCGCATGGTAGATTAGATGTAGGTGATGATAGTGTCCTTTCTGGCACGTTAGTAGTTGAAGGTGCAACTCATCTACAAAACAACTTAACAGTTGACGGCAACACGGAGCTTAGCGGCACGCTAGTAGTTGAAGACGCGACCCATCTTCAAAACAATTTAACTGTTGACGGCAACACGGAGCTTAGCGGCACGCTAGTAGTTGAAGACGCGACCCATCTTCAAAACAATTTAACTGTTGACGGCAACACGGAGCTTAGCGGTACATTAGTTGTCGAGGATGATTCACACTTGTCAAGCAATTTAACTGTTGCCGGTAACACGGAGCTTAGCGGTACATTAGTTGTCGAGGATGATTCACACCTGTCAAGCAATTTAACTGTTGATGGTAATCTAGCATTATCAGGAACATTAGATGTAGACCTAGACGCTACATTAAAATCAGATCTACATGTAAATGGTGGTTTGACAACTGACGGCAACACGGAACTGAGCGG